ACTCAAACTGATCCAACTGAAAGATCAGTAGTAGTATCTCAAATATCAGAATATTATAGCTTATCAGATTGGTATAAAGTCAACTTTAATAAATTAGAAGCTATGTATGAAAATAATCCTGATGAGTATTGGTGGATTGATAATAATCTTCCAGAAGTAAGTAATACAGGAGAAGCGATAGCTAAATTAAGTGATAATTTTGAAATAATACAATCACTTTAAAGATTAATTTCTCTACTATTTAAAAGTTATATATATTTATAATAAATGGTACTGTAGGTAGGCCAAGGTTATAAAATAAACATTAATTAACAGTTCACCGTAAGGGAACACAAAACAAACAAACATGGGAACATTGAGACCATTCGAGCTCGATCCATTTGATTTATTATGGCGAGACTTGTTCGAAGCAAATTCACGATTCTCTGCAATTACGCAGAAAGTAACACATCCAGTAGACATTTACGAAACGCCTGACGGCATTAAATTTGAAGTAGCCGCAGTAGGTTTAGACTCAAAAGACATCGATATTCAAATTGATGGCGATCAACTTCGTATTAAGTACGAAAAGCCACAAACATTTGATGAAGATGCCGCTATTTACAGAGGTATTAAAAAGTCAAGCTTTGATTTGACTTGGAAGATATCGACTAAGTTCGATCTTTCACAATTAAAGGCAGCTTTAGACAAAGGACTCTTAACTCTAGACATTCCAATTGCTGAAGGAAAAGCAATTAGGAAGATTGAGATTGCGACTCCTACTAAACAGCTAAAATAAAAAGTAAAAGGCCTACCTACAACCAGTTATGTTCCAACTACACAGAAATTTCATTAAGATTAATGACGACTTGTTTGAAGTCAAGAAGACTCTAAAAGAAGAGTTCATGGATGGCAAGAACCTAGAAGACTTCAAAATTTGGTACGGAGTAGAAGCGGTCTTTAAAAAAGATGGCTTACTCTATTTTTGTGTTAAAATAAATGAATTAGAAATTGTAAATTAGTAATATGAAAAAAATAACCCCACTAAATGGCTATGTAGTACTTAGGCCAATAGAAACAAAAGAAGAAACATTTGGTAACATCATCATTCCTGATCTAGGTAAAGAAAGACCTGAAATGGGAAAAGTGGTAGCTACTTCAGATGTTTATAACTATCACACAGACAAACTAGTAATTTCAACCTTAGAAGAAGGTGAGATCGTATTGATCCCTAAACTCGGTTCACAAAGAATCGTTATTGAAGGTGATGACTACTACATTTGTAAAGAATCAGACATATTTGCAGTAATTGAATAAAACAAACTATGAGTACAACAAAAAACGTTTTTGGAACAGAGCTTAAAGAAAAGTTACTGTCCGGTATAGAAAAGCTAAATCAATCAGTATCATCAACACTTGGGCCTGGTGGTCGCACAGTTTTGATTCGTGAGCAATCTGGTGAAGTTAAAGTTACAAAAGATGGTGTAACTGTTGCTAAAGCATTTCATAAGCTAGAAGATGATATCGAAGATCTTGGTGCACAACTTGTAAAGCAGGTTAGTATCAAAAGTGCTAATGAAGCAGGTGATGGTACTACAACATCAACTCTACTTGCAACAGAACTTGTTAAAGCCGGCTTGAAAGAAATTCGCCAAGGATCTAATGCTGTTGAGATCAAAAATGAGATCGACAAAATAGTATCCGAAGTTGTTAAAGAGATCAAAGAACTAGCAACAGATATATCTTCAGAAGAGCAAATTAAACAAGTAGCAACTATATCAGGCAATAATGATCCTGAGGTTGGTAACTTAATCTCTGAAGCTATTGATAAAGTAGGTCGTGATGGTGTTGTAACTATCGAAGAGTCTAAGTCAGGTGAAACTACGTTAGAGATCGTAGAAGGTATGCAGTTTGATCGTGGTTATAAGTCACCTTATTTTGTGACTAATAACGCAACTATGCAAGCTGTACTTGATAATCCTTATATTTTACTTTATGATGGTCGTATTTCCACAGCTCAAGAGTTGTTGCAAGTATTGACTAAGGCTAACTCTGAGAATAGACCTTTGTTGATCATTGCTGAAGATATTGGTGATGAAGCTTTGGCTACACTCATTGTAAACAAAATGCGTGGTATCGTCCAAGTTTGTGCAGTAAAAGCACCAGACTTTGGTGAGCGTAAGACATTGATCATGGAAGATATTGCTATCTTAACAGGAGGTCAAGTTATCTCTAAAGACAAAGGTTTAAAGCTAGACAAGCTTTCTACACAACAAATCACTCAATACCTTGGTTCTACAAGACTCGTTACTGTATCTAAAGAAGAGACAACTATTATCGATGGTAAAGGTGATGAAGCTACTTTGGCTAATCGTGCAACTGAGATCAAAGATCAGATTGATAAAGCTACTTCATTCTATGAAAGAGAGAAGTTACAAGAACGTCTTGGTAAATTGATAGGCGGTGTTGCTATCATCTCTGTTGGAGGTAATAGTGATATTGAGATCAAAGAGAAAAAAGATCGTGTAGAAGATGCTTTGTACGCAACAAAAGCAGCTCTTGCAGATGGTATCGTTCCAGGTGGTGGAGCTACACTTTATAGAGTGGCACTTAATCATAGAGTAGAAAGCAATAACAATGTAGCTATCGCTAGAGATATTGTAAGAGTGGCTCTTCAAGCACCATTCAAAAAAATCCTATCTAATGCAGGTATTGAAAATTGGTATGAGAATATCCCGGCTGAAGGTAAAGTATACGATGCAAAAAATCACAAGATGGTTGATGCAGTCGAGTCTGGTATTATTGATCCTGCTAAAGTTGTTATTACTGCAGTAAAGAACGCAGCATCAGTTGCAGGTACAATCCTGACAACAGAATCAGTTGTGTTTGAAAAGAAAGAAAAAGATGAAAAAGCCGATCCTATGATGGGAATGGGCGGAATGATGTAATAATAAAGGCCCTCTTCGGAGGGCTTTTTTATGATATTTATTGATATAAATTATAAAAATGAAACAGCATCTTAATGAAGTTAAAAAGCTACAAAAATTAGCTGGAATTCTAAAAGAAGACTTTAATAACCCAGGAGAGCAATTAATGGGTTTAGACCTAGTAAAATCAGAATTAGGAAATCAAACTGATGCTAATGAATTGGCAAGCTTTTTATATCATAATTATGAAAAAGTAACAGGTCAAGATGAATCAGATAGAGATTTAGAACGTAGTTTTCCTCAAGTATTTGATGATATCTTCGATTATTATAAAATAAATAGTATGGAATTCCAAGATGCTTGGACTACTATCGGTGGTTAATAGCCAGTAAAAAGTTAAAAGTAAAGGCCCTCTTATGAGGGCTTTTTTATGATACTTGATAGATAGATTTTATAGATCCTATAGAATAGCTTAAATTTATAGAAAATACAGTTATGAAAGCAGCCGTTGTAGGTATGCTCAATAATGTCGGTAGTAGCCAAAGCCATCATGGTGGAGGCTATTATCACGTTATGATGAACATACTAAAATCAGAGCATCCAGGAGAATTACAATTTAATCCAGATCCTTCAACATGGAATGAGTATGAAAGACTCTACATCTTAGAAGGAGTTAACTATCAAGAGAACGTATTTAACTTTATTGGTGGACCTCAACCTGAACATAGAGCTAAGCTAGAAGCTATGGCTAATTACAAAGGTCTTTGTATAGCTGTTAATGTTCCTATTGATCTTAATGTATTTAATAAGAGGTTTGGGCTAGATCACCAGTTTCCTGCAATTAACTGTATTGACTATGCTAGACAGTATGGCAATACTACAAGAAAGTTAGTAAGAGGTGATTCACATTCTCTTAGTGTATGGAGACCTGGTTTTGGTTTAGATAGAACTGATGGTAAAACACTACATGGATTCTTAAAAGACGCCGACTCTTTAGTTGAAGAGTGGAATAGTAAGTATGATGAAGTAGTTCTTTATTTTGGTAATATTGATATACGCTTCCATTTAATGAGGCAGGAAAATCCTAAAGCCGCAGTAGGTGACTTATTTAGACGTTACATAGAGTTTGCAAAGAAACTAAATAATGCTACTCTAGTTAATTTGTTACCAGTTGAGCATGAAAGTCGTAAATTACCTGGTACAGGTTTATATCTTAAACAACCTTATTTTGGTACAAGACAAGAAAGAGCTGATTTAAGAGATACCGCAAATAGAATCATGAATAACTCAGGACTTAAAACACTTCAATGGCCAGATGAATGGATTGATGAAGATGGTATGAAAATGTTTGAGTACATGGAACCTAAGCAGTCAGTACACTTGAAGCCTAAATACTATATGTTCGCAGATCAATTTATAAAATAATGCAAAAATTTATTATTAATGAGAAGTTGTTAGAAGCACTAGATGAGTACGATAAGCGTAGTCTTTTAATGCAACAACATGGTAGTCTTAAAATACCATATGAAGGAGATCTATACGCAGATGTTAATGATGATCTAATCTATCATGTACCTATTTACGATACAGCGCATCGTAGGTTTGCAGCATTTTGTGCATTCACTGAAGCTATATGGTATAAAGAAGATGATGTAAGAAAAATGGGCCACCACTTTACGCATCATGATATTAATGATGAGTTTGATTGGTTTATGCTATTCTATTTGTTTAGGCTTTGCGGTTCTGGTATTAATTATGTACCAAGATATAAAACAGACCATATCAAGGACATATTAGGGACGCATGGCTTTGGTAACTTCTGGATTGTGGATTCTATATTGAAAGAACATTACACATGGCCAGAATGGAAGCAGGACCTTCATAACCGCTTTACACCATTTACAGATAATAAAGGCTATTTACTTCCGCAGTTCACTTTTGAAGGACAGACTAAAAATCATCTTAGGAAGTTTATTCTTGAGCACTCTGAAGGATTAGTTAGACACATCTTTAATGCAGTAAAAAATAAAAAGCTTGACATCTATCAAGTAACAGATATTGGTAATGAGTATCTTAATAGCGTAGGATTCAAAAAGCAAAACTTTGTACTAACAGCATTTCCCTAACTATGTTAATCCAAAAGGCTGGGTATATGCAGGAACAAATGCAGTAAGATGTATCAAAGCAATCTTCCCTAAAGTTAGTCCTAAAGTAAAAGAGTTTGAGTACATTAATGAAGTACTACAGTTCTTATCTAACAGATATAACTTAAACCCTATTGATTGTGAAGATAGTAGAGCTTGTGACGTAGTTCGTTATTTCCAAGAGTATCAGTCTGAAGATCATGTTATAAAAAATAATGGTCGTAGGATGAAGAATAATACAATACTTAAACAAACGTGGGGTCATGACAAATATTATGACTTTGCAATCAAACTAAAATAGTTATGTTCATAAACAAAGCAACAGACCAGTCTAATTTAGACATGTCAGATGGTAGAGACTTAAACTACTACCTTGAAATGACAAAAGACTATAAGCCTGATTTTGATTTTTCTATTAAACAAATCGATGGCAATACAGTTATAGATGATGGAGAGTTTCAGTATGGTAGCAAAGCCAAGATGGGTGACTTCATGATTAGTCAAGTAAAAGAAGACACATTAGTATATGTTGCACCAAGAACAGGCTATGCTCCTTATTCACTAACCTATCTTGCAAAAAAGTATAACAAAAAGCTTGTATTATTTATGCCAGCATCTAAAGAAGCGTCAGAACATCAACTAAGAGTTATTGAAGATGGTGCAACACCAATATTCTTGAAGACGCCTGCTATGCCAACTATTAATGCGTGGGCAAAAGACTTTGCTCAAAAGATTGGCGCTAAGTATCTTCCCTTTGGTCTTAAGCATGAACAAGTAGTTGCTGGAGGAGTAAAGATATTTCATGAAGCGTTTAAGAACAAGAATATAGATACGATGTGGTCGGTATTCTCAACAGGAGTTTTATCTAGAACACTTCAGATTGCACTTCCTGATACAAAGTTTCATGCAGTAGCAGTTGCAAGAAATGTACAACCAGGTGAATTAGGCAGAGCTAAATTCTATGCTTATCATAAAGACTTCTTAAAAGATTGTGACATTGATACTCCATTTGATTGCATTAAAACTTACGATGCAAAAGGTTGGGACTATATGAAACGTTATGGTAACTCTGGAGATTGGTTCTGGAATGTAGCTAGAAATATGCCTAAGCCTACAATTAAGCCAAGTGATGTTGATTCTCAAAGAGAGTGGGGCGACAAAAGAGACATCCTCAAGTACTTAGGAGAATAGTTTTACCATTTATCAATTCTGTTTTATATTTATTGCATGAACATCCTAGAACAAGCAAACGAGATCATCTATAAGAGATCTGAAGAAAAGGCCCGTCAGTATGGCCCAATGCAAGAGGGTATGCAGGAAGCTGCCAAGATTGCATCGTTATTAAGCCGTAAAGAGTTAACTGCAGTCGACATGTACAACTGTATGATTGCGCTTAAGTTGTCGAGACAGGCTTACAATCACAAAGAAGACAACCTATTAGATTGTGTAGCTTATATTGCTTCACTAAACGATTACCAAAATGATTTACAAAATGAAAGTACAAAAGTTACGAGACGTAAAAACACCAAATAGAGGTACAACAGTTTCAGCAGGCATCGATTTTTATGTGCCAGAAGATTTTGAAACAACTACATTAGCTCCTGGAGAATCTGTATTGATACCTTCAGGAATCAAAGTTCAAGTACCAAGAGGGTATGCATTGATTGCATTCAACAAATCAGGCGTATCAGTTAAACAAGGATTATCTGTTGGCGCATGCGTAGTGGACGAAGATTACGAAGGCGAGATTCATCTTCATATGATTAATACATCTAATAAGGAACAAGTAATTGCTACAGGGCAAAAGCTTGTACAATTTGTTTTAATTCCTGTTTCATACTTTGATGTAGAAGAAGTTGATGAAATTCAATCTAGAAATACAGAAAGAGGATCAGGAGGCTTTGGTTCAACTGGACTATAATATGACTAAACTAGACACAGTATTTATAAACATAGCAAAAGAAACCTCTACTCTGTCACACTGCGTCCGATCAAAAGTCGGCGCAGTTTTAGTTAAAGATGGGAACATAATCTCTTTTGGGTATAATGGTACTCCATCTGGAATGGATAATGCTTGTGAGAAAGATGATGTTACTTTAGCCCATGTTATTCACGCAGAGTGTAATGCTATTTTGAAAGCGGCAAAGACAGGTAACTCTGTAGATAGTTCTACTTTATACTTAACACTTAGTCCTTGTTTAGACTGCTCTAAACTTATTTTGCAATCAGGAATAAAAAGAGTTGTATATTTGAATGAATATCGTAACACTGAAGGCATCAACTTTCTTAAACAATTTATACAAGTAGAACAATATGGAGAATAAAACTTATCCTACCCCAACTAGTGCATTTGAGAATTTGTTTCACTACATCATTGACAAAGGTGAAGACTTTGCTAATACCAAAGCCATATTTAACCAATCATTTACTATTCAAGATCCTACACAAAAGGCTATCAAAACACCAGTCCGTAAGTTTAACCAAGATTATGCAGAATATGAATGGTGTTGGTATATGAATGGTAACAGAGATGCCAAAGAGATCGGTGAACGTGCTAAGATATGGAATCAAATGATGGTACCAGGTACAACTGAAGTTAATTCTAACTATGGCTACTTCTGGAAGTATAACGATCAGCTAAATCGTGTTATTAATGATCTTAAGCTTAACAAAGAAACTAGACGT